AAATTCTAAAGAACGATTATAAAAGAATCGGAACTTCAGAAAGTTCTCACAACACACACACCTCATCCCCACCCACACACCCCCTCCACACACCTCTCATAAATTGACCAATAAATTGACCAAAAAAAAAACCCCATTCACTCATCGACATTATGTCTACACTCTCTCATTTGTCCAAGAAAACCTTGAAACGGATGGAACACTTCGGAGCATCTGGAGGCCATCGTGGTGGCCAGACAAATTCTTCCTACGCCGTTCTTGATGCCCATATGTGGCTTGAAGATGAGAACGGTCGTGTTGTGGCTGACCCAGACTTCCGAGAATATGACTACGTCAAGTCCGTTCGAGGATGTAGTGGACGTGCTCAATACAAGGCTTGGGAAGGAGAAAAAGCAAAGGAAGCACTGACCAAGATTCAAGGATTGGTTCAAGAGCGGATGGAGATGACGATGATGGTGAATCCATCAATGACCAAGAAAGAATTCTGGGCTTGTTATCGGAACAACCCAGTTCACGGATGTTGTTTCATCAACGCTCTGGCTCACTGGAAGAAGAACAAACACTTGAAGATTAAAGTCGGCTCAATGGGATGGAAGAAGGCTGGACGTGGGGCAATCTGGTGGGAATACGGAGATGGCCTCAAGGGCAACTAATAGAAAAAATATAATCATACCGCCATATTCAATTAGAAAATCTATCTTATTCATTTTATAATAAACAATCTTTTTTTATTTTGAAGTAATACACCATAATTCTTTTCTACAAATTGGGCAAGGAACTGTCTTTTTTCCGACTTCCCTTCCAGCCTTAAGAGTATTCAGACATTCCTTATGATAGTTGTGGCCACAAGGCGTTGTATCCAAGTTCTCGGCATCAATCTTCTCAAGACAAATAGCACACTCAACAGCAACCTTTGCTTTCTCATAAAGTTCCGATATAAATTTTTGTAGATGTTCGTGGTCATATATCACACCCACACCGTCATCATCTTCTATCTCATTATATATATTTTCTTGAACTTCGAAGAGTTCATTTCTAAGTTGGAAGTATTGACCCCAAGCAAATGCCGATTTCTTCAGTTCCTTCTTGTATGCTTTTTTATAATATTCCAAACTCATTTTAAATAAAAAAATATATTTAATTTTAAATCAATTTTATAAAATAATCTGAATAGTCTATTTTTCGTTTTCCTCCGCCATCGCTCCACTCGAATCGCAATCGAAGCAGATAGGCATCCCAATAGTTCCGACATTGGCAGCGTGTCTTCCTACTCTATCACCACACTCATCACAAGCATCTTCCATATGAGAGAATCGTTCGTCTTCACAGTCCAGACATCTCGCATACTTACCTTCGCCAGTTAGTTCAACATCATTCGCATCCAGTTCTTCTTCAGATTTACCACAATCGGAACAAACTTCTTCTTCTGGTGGGTCTACACTATCCCAGCAGACATCACAACACGCTTCGCCTTTTTTAGTCGGATGTGTATCCTCCATCGCTGGTTCAGAACATTCGGAACAAATGGATTCAATCGGAACAGATGAGAATGTCTTACGTGTCGGTAGTTCTGAAAGTTCCGACTTTTGAATCTCGGAAGTATTGGCCATTTCGAATTTTGCTATCTCTAATTCTGAAATTAAATTTTCAATTTTGTCGAAAAAACGAAAAACGACCTATTCAGAATAATTAAATAAAATTGATTTTAAATTTTCCATAAAAGTTCTAAGCACTCACTCAAACTATGTCGGAACAAAACGAAAGCAATTACGAAAGAACATCTTGTCCAGAACTTTGGAAGCAATCTTGCTGGGGACGGCAACCATATCAAGGAAATCCAGAAGTTTACTTGAATCGAGAAGTGCTCGGATGTATTATGTGTAAGCCGAATGGTTCTTGGAGAGGTGGAAACATCAGACTTCGGCTGGATGGAGCACACGCTGGCTTGGAAAGACAACATCATTTTACTGGGAATATCGATGGGTCTATGCCTCATTCGAATTTCTATGACCATTCAGAGTTCTACCGAATTCTTCCAAAAGAAAGTCAGAATGGAAAGTTTGTGAAGGACGGCAAACATCTCGGAAGAATGATGTTCTTCTCGCCTTATATGAGTCAAGATAATGGAGATGCTTTAATCATCAAGTCTAAAAACTGGGTAGAAGTTAAACCTCTGTATAGCAGTTCGTGTCGAACATTTATGAAGATTGTTCTCAGTTCAAAGAAATGGAGCGACATCAATTTTAACACCTCTGAGAATAGTTATATTACACCAGTTGAAGCGGCCAAAAGACTTGGTTATGATATTACTCCTCTGCTGCTTTAGTCTTGTTCTTGGCACGAGTAGTTGGCTTCTCATATGACGCATCGCTTTGGTCTTTCTTATGATTATCTATTTTCCTCTCTAATTGGTTTTCATCTCTTATACAGCATTTTTTCAAAATCTCAAGGACTCTATCAAATCCGTAGACATTACCCAAATTCTTAATCTGTCGGCATTCTGGACAGAAACTTCCGAACCAATTTTCAACTGCTTTCTTCTCACATAATACACATACCATTTTATATAATAAAAAAATATTTTTTATTTTAAAATTCAGATAAATAAAGTTTCTAACTAATCACAAGCGAAGCAGAAGACTTAGATAAGATTCGGCATAGTTCCAGCGTCTACCACATTCGTCTGCTCAGTCATTTCGAAAGTATACAATTTCCTCTCAGCCTTTGGAACTTCATTGAATCCTTCACACATCTCAATCAACTTACATCGAATTTCATAAGCATTCTTGATTCTGTCTGAATACTCACGAACAAATTGACCATCACCAGTTCTTCCGATTCGGCGAGTATCCGCCATCATAGTTCTTCCGAGTTCTGCTTCTGACTTGTCTCCAATTCTGATTTCTTCAGTATTATGAAATACCACTTGTCCGAGTGTTCCATCAGCATCTTGCTCCATAATCTTGTCCAACCTCGCAGCCTCATAGTCTGAGATTTTCGTGTGATATTTTTTCATATGCTCGACATCGTGGTTGTATCCATATCGATAGAACTTCTGCTTCCAGACAAGACTTGGCCGAACATCATCCATATCTTCACAATCATTGTTCAGACATCTTGCTCTCTTCTGAAGAGTCAGAAGTCTCTCGATACCGATTCTCTCATCACTTGGAATCGCACCACTCTCAGTCCGAACATCTGGAAGTTCAACGATTGGTTGGAATGGCTTCCCATCGAAGTCTTGAACCTTTCCGATTAGTCGCCGCATAGTTCCGATTTTCTCCAAGCATTCCTTCTGAACATCCTCTGGAGCATCTTCAATCACTTCACAGAATGTATCACAGACTTGGTTAAGATAATCACGCTGAAATCCAGCAGTTTTCCTCTCAGCATCCATCAACTTCAGAGACTTTGCCCACTGAACGGCATACTGAAGCATCTGCTCCTTGTGAGCATCCTTCGCTTCTCGGAAGCCCATCGTCCGAGTGCTCTCAATAGTTGTAGTTCGTGTATCAGACATTGTAATTTGATAATTTTACTTATAATATTCTAATGATTTTTAAAATCAATTTTGTTTTATAAATGTTGAATACCCTAATTTTCGTCTCGGAACTTTCTATGGAATATCATAAATTCCGAGTTTCATTTCTTCTTCCTTGAATAAGAACCGAGAACAGATGCTTCTACACTCATTGATGAGCCATTCTACCAACATATCATCAACCACTGTTCCATCCATTTCATCTTGAACTGTTCTCATTATTCCATATATCTGCGTCATTTGCTTCTTCAGTTCCATATAAGTCTGTTTCAACTTGATTTGTTCTCTGTCCTTCTCATCCATTCGGTCTTTGAATGTTTGTGCTAAATCTAAATATTCTTGCTCAGTTCTTCCGAGTGCTTCAACCATATACTTAGTTCCGATATTTAAAAGTCGGAACTAATCCGAAAACGAAATATAGCCTATTCAAATATAATTAAATAAAATTGATTTCAGAAAATAAAAATAATATAATCAACATAGAATGAATATCGTAGATTTTTGTGATAAATATAATATTAAGTGGCGGCCAATTTTGGTCAGCGTGTCGAAGGGTAGCAAGGGTCAGTATGTGAAGACTCTTGAGAACTGTGATATGTTCGGAGGGATGCCGAACAAGAAAGACTTCTTGGATGCTGAGTGGTGTGAGAAGAAGATGCCCAAGTATCAGAGAAAGTTCAAGAAACTTCAAATTACGGAGAGAGATAAATATACGATTTCAATGGATACTTCCGAGTATTATCACTTGGATGTCGATTGGAAGGAAGATAAGAATTATTCGGAAGAAGCCATTAACTTCGTCGAATCGATGATTAGTATATGCCCATATTATACTTCCACGACTAAGGTTCGTGGGAGACATTGTATATTCAAACTGGATAAGAAATTGTCTAAACAAAAAAACTTGTTGAAGGAGAACGGTGATTGTGAATTATACAAAGACTTGGAAATTCTCAGTGGATTCTTCGGCTGGTGTCCGAGTTCGAATGTGGTTGCTAATTTCAAAACACCACCGCCGACTCTGAACTATGTGGATATGCCGCTGAAATTTGGTGCTCCGCTGGTCGGTGATGAGAAGCAGACATTCAAGATTAAGAAGAAGAAGAAGGGTGATGTTGTGATGGAAGATATTGAGAACTTGGACAAAGAAAGTCGGATATTCAAGTATGCTGATATTATCGCATCCAAGTATCTTGATGAGTATGATTCTTGGCTCAAATTGCTGACTGCTCTGAAGTCTGAAGGTGAGAAGGCAGTTGCTCAATATATAAGTCAGAAGTCGGATAAATACTCTTCTTCCGTCTTCTCGATGAAATGGGAACAAGTTGACCCAACAACAATCAGTATCGGAACTTTATATTATTTCGCAAGAATATCAGACAAACAAGCATATCGAGAACTTCAGCGTGAAGAACTTGATAATATGGAGTTCTTGGATTCTGATGATACACAAGCAAAAATATTTCTTCGGAACTACGAAAACAACTTGGTTTATCTGGACAACACAATCTTCATCTATCTTGGTAATGATGAAGGGACTAAGGGTCGCTGGTTCAAGGATGATAAGAATGAGCGTGTGAAGAAAGTTCTTGGAGATTACTTGTCTGGGGTTCAGCAGAATAAATTGGACAAACTCTATGAAGAATCGGAAGACTTGACTGCTCAAGCGGCTTTGCTTGAGGAGAGTGATGTTGCTGAGGCGTGTGAAATCAAGGAACAACAAGAAAAGATTAAGGAACAAGTCAAGAACACGGCGAGTCTGTGTGCGAAGTTAAAGAACTGTGGTAAGATTAATTCGATTACTGAGAGACTGAGGTCTTTGCTATCGGTTGAAGACTTCCAAGAGATTCAGTTCGATAAGAATCCTTACTTGCTTCCGTTCAATAATACTTGTTATGATTTGAAGACCCACAACTGGGTCGGAACTCGACGAGAGAACTACATACTTGAGACAACTGGATACAACTGGACTACACCAGAAGACGAGGATGTGGAAACGATTAGGAAGTTGATTGAAGAAATCTTTCCAGACCCAGACATTCGACAAGAATACATTCACTTCTTGGCTACTGGCTTATATGGAATTCCTATCGAGAAATTCATCTTCGCAAGTGGTGGCGGCGGCAATGGGAAGGGTGTGATAAATGAATTACAACTGGAAGTTCTCGGTAATTTCGGTTATTCAGCAAACAATGCGGTCTTACTGAATCCGCTGAAGGACGGTGGTAATCCAGCGATTGCTAATATGTCTGGAAAACGGTTCATTAATTATCGTGAGCCAGATGAAAAGAAATCTCTCAATCTATCGGCAATCAAAGAACTTACTGGAGGCAAGGGTATCTGTGCTCGGAAGTTATATTCAAATGAAGACAAGGTAGAATTGGTCGGAACTCACGTTCTCGAGTTGAACAAGAAATGTCCGATGGTCGGAGACTTGGGTGATTCGATTATGCGGAGACTTCGAGATGTTCCGTTCGTGTCGACATACACAACGGACACGGAACTTCTCAAGCGGAAGGATGAGTTGAACAATGTCTTCAAGGCAAATCCATATTACAAGACAGTTGAGTTCCAAGCAAAATATAAATATCCACTATTCATATATCTGACTCGGTATGCGAAGCAATGGGAACAAGACAATGTCGGATATAATGTGTGTTCTCGGCTATATGTCTCTAATCAAATTACTAATCGCACTAAGAATTATATAGAAGACAACGATAATATCTTTATGATTCTGAAGCGGCATTATGTGAAGGATATGAGTTCTAAGAATTCATATGTGAAGTTCAAGGAATTCTGGTGTTTCTTCAAGGATTCAGACTTCTATAGAACTCTATCAAAACACGAACAAAACAAAACATACTCGGAAAAGAATGTAATCGAACATCTGAAGACATCGACATCGACAAGGATATTCTACAAGGAAGTTCTCAGTTTCAAGAAGGCAAATGGAGACATCGTAAGTTATCGGAATGTATTGAGATACTGGAGATTAAAATCCCAAGAGGAAATATTTAAGGAAACGCAAGAGCAAGGTGGTAGTGATAGTGAACTGGAGTTTGAAGAGTGAGAGCAGACCAAGACCAAGTGAAGAATATCCAAAATAATACATAGTTTATCTTAAAATAAAATTATATTTTTTATTTATATACAATGCCAAAATTTAAACTAAGACCAAAGATTATCGAGAGTGCTGATGCTGAAGTGGAATGGAAACAAGAAGACGATACACCCCCACCAAGTCCAAACCAAGAACTTCCACCATCACCGCCACCATCGGAAGAACAAGTGAAGAAAGAAAAAAGGAAGAAGAAACTATCTGAAGCCCAACTGGCCGCTCTGGCAAAAGGAAGAGCAAGAGTTGCCGAGAACAAAAGAAGAAAAGAACTTGAGAAAAAAAGGTCGGAACTTCAACAGAAAAAAAAAGATAAGGAGTTTGTTGATAAAGGCATTGCTCTGAACAAATCTGCTAAAGCAAAGAAGTCGGAACTTTGTAAGTCTGCCAAAGAAGAGAAAATCCGAGAAAAGTTGCTGGAAAGGAAAAAGAAAGGGGATTGGGAGGACGAGAGAAGAGCACGATGGGAATTGATGCGAGAAGAGACACTGGACAAATGTGAAACTATTGAAGACTTTGATGAATTATGTGGCCATCTGGATACTGTAGAAGACGATGATATTTTTGATGATGAAAAGTTAAAAACTAAGTTAAATAAAATCTATGATACATATAAGTATGAGCCAAAAGAAGAAGCCGAATTCGGAGATGAAGTATGACCCAAAAAATTTTCAGATTCTACCATTAAAAAAACTGGATAAAGAAGAAGTCGGAGAAGTTGATTTTGATATCTTACCAAATGCCCCATTTTTGGCCTATGTGATTGGTGCTGTTAAATCTGGAAAAAGTCTGTTTATGGCCAATTTATTTTTTAATCCTAACTTTCCATATAAAGAACTATTCGATGTGAAGATACTAATTTCAAATACAGCATACAACGATAAAATTATGAAGCCTATCTTGGAACAATTTGATTTTGTTTTTACAGATTACAATGATTCACTGTTAGAAGAAATTATTCAAATGGTTGAAGATGATGATTCTAATTCAAAATATTTGCTTGTTCTGGAAGATATTATCGGTAATGTGAATGTGAAGAGGGCTGGTAGTTCAATCGATGCCTTAACTGGGTTAACTACAAAATACCGACATATAGGAAATGAAGACCAAGAAGGCAAAATAAGTATCTGTATTATATCTCAGTATTTCAAATATCTCAATGCTATTCAACGAATCAATGCCTCTGCCTATTTTCTAATGGGAAATTCGCCAGAGATTGAACTAAAGAAGATGTCTCAAGAATTATCTGTATTCGGAGGTTCAGAGAAAGAATTTATCAGTCTCTACAAACAATCCAAACAAGAACCATTTGATTTTTGTTTTCTGAACATTCAAGATTTAACAGCACGTCGGAACTTTGAAGTGGAAACTCTTTGGGATACATCTAAGAAAACTTCCGATAAACCAGAAGTGGAAGAAACTTCCGATTTAGAAAATGAAGAAAATAATTCCGATGAAGAAAAATAAAATATAATCTATTTATATAAATGGCTTATTTCAATCAACTACAAGGTTATATGAGTAATCTCCAAGAAGGTTTAAATCACGAGAACGATGTTAGAGCAGAACAAGGTGATAAAAAAGCATCCACGATTGAAGATAAATTCAACTCAATATCCCAACAAGCAGAAGGTTGGGGTGGAGCATTAACTGCTGCTGGAACTGTATGGAAACACGGTCGGAAGGTTTATCGAACATTACAAGGTCAACAAGGAGCGGCTACAGATGCCGCTACAACTACAGCCGAAACTACTGGAGGTGATGTCGCTTCTGCCGCTCAAGCCGCCGTCGGCAATATCGCCAATGCCGCCGCTACATTCACTCAAGGTATTAATTCTGCTACTGCTGCTGCTACTGCTGCCACAAGTGTAGCAACTACAGCCGCCACAGCAACTACAGCAACTGTAAATGCTGCCGCTGCCTCAGTCGCTGGTGGAACTATCAGAGTTGCTGGACTTCCGACTGCCGCTGCTGCTGGACAAAGTTCCTCCAACGCTGCTGCTGCTGTAGCCGCTAATCCAAGTGCTGTAGCGACACCATTAGTTAATGCTCCAATCGTAAATACTGGGGCACAGCAAGTAAATATCGCTACTGGACAAGTTGCTGGTCAAACTGGAGGAAATGCTGGTGGTGCTGTAAGTCAAGCAAGTGTAGCAACTAATGCTGGAACTGGTGCTGGTGGTGCTGGTGGTGCTGGTGGGGCTGGTGCTGCTGGGGCTGGTGATGATATTGCGACCGACCTCGCCGCCAACGTTGCTTCCAAAGTTATGGGAGGAATGAATGCGGCATTGGATGGTATTCCAGTTATCGGAGAAGTAATTGGAATCGGAAGTTTAATCGGTGGATTAATTCACGGATTAGATAAAAAGGGTGAAGAAGCCAGAGCATCAGCGGCCTCAACAGTCGGTGGTGCTGTTGCTGGTGGACTTGATACTTCCGTGTTCAAGGGGAATACACTGGGTAGTGGTGGCGGTGGCTACACTGTCTAAGTGTTTTAAGGATTTAATATGTTTCTTCCGAGTAGTCCAAGCATATAATTGATTACAATGACTACAGAACCAAGTATCGCCTTTTCTGCCATCTCTATATTTTTTATTACGAGCGTGTTCTTTATCTAAATTTTCCCAATAATAAACCTTTTGTTTAGCAGCAAAGTATAAAGAATTCTTATCATATCTTTTCTTATGATATTCTTTTGGAGTCTGAGTCGGAACTTGTTTATTTAAACACCAAAATCCAGAGATTTCTTCATTATGATTTTCTATATATTCTCTTTCTTTTTTCTGTAAGTCTTCCCTTGTAATATTATAGAATTGGTTAAGAACTTTAATCTTCTTTTTGCCATTCATATACATCGTCATACACTTGTTGTTGCGAGCGTTATGGCTTCTTAATCTTTCCTTCCAATTCTTGGTAGAACCGTAATAAATTTTATCATCATCTTCAGAAGTAATCTGATATATATATCCAATATCCAAAATTTCACTATTAAGCATATAATAATAAATATAAAATAAAAATGAACTTAGAACGCCAACTTTTAATTCCAATGAATAATCACTGGTTGGCAAATTTTCTTTTTTTCTTGTTCTGCGAGGATGTCGCAGTTCTTAATATGAATTTTTGATTTTAAATGGTTATTGATATGACCTCTACTGATTTCTCTTTTACAAATATCACACATTAATTTCTCTTTTAACCACTCTGTATATCTTCTCATTATAATTAAGTTGGAAATAAATCTTTAAATCGATAGTGCCGATACATTAGCAGATATATGATTACTTCCGAGTAATGCTTCAAGATTAGTTATTGTTGCGTAGAAGATTTTTCCTTTACCAATTTTTAAATTTAATGGATGCTGTATATCTGGTGTAGTTCCGACAAATACTTTTCCAAGTAATTCTTTCTCTCCAGAATCTAAATCTTGTTGAAATAATTCTACAGAACACGCTGTAGCCATATTTGATGAGATGTGAATACTTTTGACCAAGAGTTCTTCTGAAGACCTCGTCGCATAATGTAAGCATTTGGAACTAAAATGGTTGGCTTGAAGAACTCCATATACTGTTGCTGTTCCAGTTTGTTTTGCTGTAATATCTCCAGCATTAGAGTAAGTATTTCCAAAAGAGAATACAGTGATTTTATTTACAGCACAGAACAAATTAGTTCCAGAAGCAATGCCAGTTCCAGTATTAACTATTGTAGTTCCATTTAAATTAAAAACACACGTCTGTGGTTTTCTTTTATTACCATCGGAAGTATCAGCAAATAATCCTTCAACCTTCACTTGTCGAGCACCAGTCCCAGTATCTCTCACATCAAGAGCAGAAGTTGAAACAATATCCAATGCTGTATTTGCTCCAGCACCATCTCCAATTTTAAAAGCAAGCAAGTGGCCAGATGCTCCTAATGTGAAAGTTCCAGCGGCGGCAGCATCATCAATTGCTCTTATGAAGGTATTGTTAACACGAGCAGATTTATCCTCTATTTGGGTATAGATAGGTTCTACGATTTCTTTTAACGACATTATATTAATTTAAGATATTTTAATTTGAAAAATAAAAATATATTAATAATATATAAAATGTCTGTTGCCGAAAACTCAAAATTTATTGCCCTCGTTGCCGATAATGGAACTGAATTTACTTCCGAACAAAAAGCAATCTTTACTATTCATCCAGATATCGGATTTATTAAGGGAAAAGATTCTTATCTCTCTTACGATATTCTTAACACTTGCCCTAATTCTCGTGTCTGTTCATTCCCAGCCACCGCTGGTGCTTCATCAGTCATCGACAGAATGGATATCTACTCTTTAGCAAATGGTCAACTCCTCGAATCACTCACAAATTATTCTTTATGGAGTTCTTTAGAAAATCAATATTGTGAAGAAGATAATGCCCACTCTCAACTTAAGAATGGAACTGACCCAGAACCACGAGCATACTCTTGTGTCCAAACAGACACTGATAAAACAAATGTTCTTACAGAACGAGGATATGCTGGTGATGCTCGAAGCACATTAGATTTAGGCTCGGAACTTTTCAGTCAAATTTCTTCTGGAACTGGTGTAGTAAGTGGTGTTAATCAAGAATCAAATGTTGATAATGAGATGTGTGCTAAGAAATTCGCTGCTCGGAAGTTCTGTATTCCTTTGAAGTCTGGAATTTTCTCACACTTCGGTGTCTCGGAAAAACTTACTCCTATCCTATTATTCGGTGGTCTTCGAGTTGAAATCACTTTTGCCGAAGACAAGCGTGTTATGACTCGATTAAATGTTGCTAATGGTGATACAGCCATTTCTGTAGTGAAAGCCGATTCATTTGCTAATGGTATTGCTGTAGACGAAGTTAAGATTGCCGCTGCTGGTGGTGGTGGGACTGGTGCTGGTCGTGGTGCTCGGACACTCAAAACTATTTCGATTACTGGAACTAACATTGCCGACCCAGCAACACTCGGTATTGTTAAGGGTGCTTCTATGGTTCTTCAAAATACTGGTGGAGGTGGAGCGGCTGGTGCTCAACCATTCGTTGTAGACCACGTCCACAGAGAATTCTCACAAACCGATGGAACTCCGACAGCAAGAATTGTTGTAGTTTCTAAGACTGCTCTTACCGCTGCTGGTGCGACTACTAACAACTGTGTTATTTACTTTGATAATGATGCCACTCAATCCACTTACAAACTCAAGAATGTTGAACTCAAAGTTCTCCAAGTAATCCCACCTCAAGGTATGATGAAAGGAATGATTAAGGAAAGTCAGTTCGATTACATCTCTTGGGATTGTTTCCTTGATAATCTTCCACAGACAAGTCTTAGTCATCAATCTGATATTACTTCTGTTGCTTCTGCTGCGAAAAGTATCTTCACACACTATATCTCTGTTAATACTGAAAATGAGAAATATGGTCAGAACTATTACAATGGTCAACCACCACATCGGATATTTTTAGATTCAGTCCAGTATTTCATAAACAACAAACTGTATCCACTCAAAGCCTATAATCCAGATGCGAAAAAAGATAAAGTTGTTAATATGAATGAATTGGTCAAGGCATTCAAAACATTAGGAAAAGATGTGAAAAGACTTGGTGAATGCCGTGCTGGAAACATCTGTGATTATACCAACACTTACTTACACGCCAGAGAACTCGCACGAGGTGAACAGTTTGTCTACAATCTTAAGGATGCTGAACCACAAATCCGACTTACATTCTCTAAGGGAAGAGATACAGCAGTCGATGGTGCTACCGCTGGTAATGTGAGAATGATACACTTTGTATTCTCAGTAAAAACTATAATGATTAACAAAGATAATCTCCAACTTATTTTATAAAAAAGATTTAAAAAATCTTTAGAGCAAATGAGTTTTCTAAAAGTTTTATTTATTTATAATTAAAATATTTTATTAATATATAAAATGCCGATTGAAAAGAATTATTTTCAGATTTCGCCTCTCAACGATAATCCATTACAAAGTTCTGGTGCTAACGGAGTTGCTGGTGGATTCTCATTTAAAGAATCAAATCCAATTATTAAGTTCTCTCTGCCAGCAGTAGAGAAAATGTTAGAAACAAGAACATTAGTCTTATCTGGCCAGTTTATAATTAAACAGCAAGATACAGACGAAGGTTTCAGAGACCCAAACTACGCCAATATGGAAAATGATAATGGTGCTTCTATTACTAAAGAAGTTGCTTGTAATATTCCGAATCACGGTGGTGTTCATAATGTTATAGATAAAGTGGTAATTCAAACAAAAAAAACTAATACCGAGTTAATCAACATCCACAACTATCCAGCATACAGTTCACTCCGAGAAGCCTATACAAACAATGATGAAGATTATTTGTGGGGTGTCGCACCAAATCGCTCACTTGCTCAAGGCAATCACGCCAATGAAGTAAATCGACGAATTCAGATTATTGCCGATAAAACTGCCCAAGATTTGAAAACTAACAACAACCGAGAATTAGGTGTTCCATTCTCTATCAAATTAGATATTGATTTATTCCAGTCTGGAAATATTCATTTAGGTCAAGCATACACTAATGGTCTTATGCTCACAATCCACCTTGCTCCAGATAGTTCTGTGTTGTTCCAACGATTCAGAGATAAAGGTAATCAAGCCGCTAATGATTTAGCAAATTCGATGTATTGTCTTCGAAATCTTAAGTTGGAGGGTCGATACATAGTTCCGACTCCAGCAGAAATGAAAGCATACCAAGCACAGATTCCTCTCAACTCTCAACTCAACCTATTAAATGATATCCACGCAGACCAAGATAATATTAGTTATACTCCACAACTCAATTCAGTTAAGGCAATGTGTAATTTATATTTAGATAAAGACCAAACTAACAACTTAGCCTATCAACAAGCAAACTTCCGACTTCCAGTGGGAATGAAACAAGTTGAACATAAGAAAGATAATCTCAGATTTCCATTCACATACCCACTCAAATCACAACCTAATTATGAATCATTAGTTGAGTTAGGTGAGGGTTCACTTGACCCTTCACAGATGCTCAAGCGTGAAAATATAATGGGTGATGTAGAACTTAGAAAACATTTCGAAAGAGCATTACTCGGAGGAACAGAATCAAAACGAAGTTCCGCTAATATGCGAAGGTCTGCCAACAATTTAGAATTTGATTACAGAGACAGAACTAATGGTATCTATACTGCTGGTAATGCTGCTGTTGAAGGAACTGCTGTTGCTGCTACAAGCGGTGTTGGTAATCAGTTATATCCAGAACTTCTCGGTTTAGGAGTTGATTACACTTATGGTGTCGGAAATTCTCTTAACTACATCAACCGAGATTACTCTAATACTGTTCATTCTGGAGTCAATGCTGGTTCTACACTCTTACCAGTTGATAGACGAAATAAGTCGGAACTTGTTCAGACATTCGTTAAATACAATGCTGCTTTAAATCTTCAGACTTTAGTGAAGACTATGTAAAAAAAATCTCTTTAAATCATATGCTCGGAAAATTTTTAAAGCGTGTCGTGTGTAAGATGACTATATGTTGTAAATCTAAATGTTCTATCGAGCCAGATATTCATAGTCAATTAGTTAAACGCCAAATAGAAAAATAAAATATTATATTAATATGGACTTGAAGATATTTAAAATCAACAACGGATATAAAATCGGTAAAAAAGATGGTTCAAGATTAGGAGAAACTTACGGACGAAGGTATTACATTACGAAAAGACCTATGCGTCGAGACCCAGCAAAAAAACTCTTAATGAAACTACAACTTGCCGAACAAGGTGTTCGGATGAAAGTCAAGTCCCTTAAAAAAGCATTTCGTGATGGTTATATGAGGGTAGACCCCAAAAAAACCAAACGAAAATATATTTATACAGATGAACCAGAAGAAGAGTTCAAACATTTATTATTTCAGTTTTAATTTTCTCAGTTATATATATAAATATGACTTCAATAAACCTTGTCTCGCCAGTGGATAATGGACACACTTATTCAGTTAGATTTCGTGAACCCCTTGTTATAGAACCAAATTCCAAAGTTTATCTGAACTTTGCGAAGTTTAAAAGAAACTCATCAATTTATTTTAATACAGACCAAACTATAGAAGTCGTATTAATTGACGTTCTTCCGACTGTGCTACCAGCCACCGCTGGAACTGCCAATACTGTAATGGGAACGAATACAATTACGATTCCAGTTATCAATCCATTAACAAATCAAACTGGATATACAGCCTCTCAATTAGAACAAGTTATTAATGAAAGACTCGGTGGAGACCCAGAGGTCGATGCTGATTATGGAATCCGAGCAGTTGCTGGAGTTCCAAAACAGATGCTTCTCTACAATCCAGTTTATGAAAGACAAGATTATTCAAAGATTGCTATAGGTTGGTATAAAGATTATAATGTTCTGGAATTACCATCTTGGCTTGGATTATCTGGAGAACACAATCTTGGAATGGGTGAGAATGGTATTGGAGATGTCTGTGTTAAAACTAACGCTGACGCTGGAGCAGACCAAGCAGATTTATTCTATGATTGCTTTGGTATGTCGAAACAAACTTATGATTTTTCATATCAGTCGGCACTTTCCCCTAATTCAGAAAATCACAATTTAATAGAATTTCAAGCAAATATGACTGTAGGAACTCAAATCGGAAGTATTTTTATGGGACTCAGTTCACACGAAATAGCAGATTCACTAAAGGCTGGTGCTGATGATTGGACTGCCTATGCTGATGGAAGTTCAGTCAATAGTTTTACTCACGGCACAACTGGGACACAAGCACCAGAGGCTGGTGGTCAAGACCTATTTGTTCCGATTATATATAAACCAAATACTTCCAATGCTATTCGAGTTAATGCTTCAACAGCCGATAAAGCCTCTGGAATTCCTCAAGCATTTCTTGGTATAGAAATTACTGGTTCTTCTCAACCAGATGGTAATAAACAGATGTTGAATATATGGAGAGCATCTAATTATTCAACTCGACACAATGCCCCCACAAGAGCGGCCGCAGAGATTAACAGAATGATTAAGGTATGGAGTTGTCCAATGGCTACACTGTTAGAAGGAGCAAATGCTAATGATGTGAATGCTCGATTTGCCATTCAAACGTATTGGGCTGAAGGATTTCAAGCCGCAGCAAATGATAAATTAGAGTTCCGACTTTTCAATCTAATTAATTCAAACTATGTTGATACTTCCAATATGATTTATGATAGTAAAAATTCCATTAAATGGTTAAGTTATAATTTCTTCCGACAAAGAGGTCTTACTACTATCAATTCTGGAACAGATGCTCAGAAAGCACAGAAGGCAAATTCTCAAATTCCATTCAGTGTCCTAATGTCTGCCCAAAAGAACGGTGAAGGATTTGAAACTATTAAGATGGCTGGATGGGAAAAGACTGGAGCAAACTCTCCACTCGGAACTGCGAGTAATGCTTCTCCAATTACTTTGGTTCAATCCTATCAATTTAAGATTAGTTCCGAGTTAGCCAGATTTGTGGGTGTAAATGAATCTGAAAAATTTAATCCAAATATGCCAGAGAATCAAGTATCCACTATTGTTAAAGAAGACGCAGACCAACATACAGATGAAAGTTATAGTATCTTCCTAAAGAATCTTCCGATTTCAGCCTACAAGAATATACAGAGTAAAGCAATGAGTGCTGGTGGTAATGTTCAGAGTGCTGGTTATGCTCAACCTATTATCCACGATGTTCCGACTCCTTATTCAGATTCAAAGGTAATTAACAGCGGAACTGGTGATATTATAGTCGGAACTTTCCAACCTTCCATTCAGAAAAAATTAGATTTAGATAATAATCGACAAGTTCTTAATTCATTGGATGTAGAGATTAGAGACATTGAAACCAATGTTATCGCAGAAGGTCTTAGTGGGAGTGTAATTAATTTTACAATAGAAAAACCTTAACTATATATATGAACAATCTAAATTCTACTAAGCATATTAACCAACGAAAACCTAAGAAACCTAATTCATTAGCAGAACAAATGAAAATAAAACGATTTGACCCAGTTGAGTTAAAGGCGTGGAATTCACTGTATCCAGATATTCAGTTTAAAAATAAAAAACACAACTCTCAGAAGATTTTTGATGGTAAAGTTCAAATAGACCCTAAGCCGAAACCGCCGCCAGAAGAAGAATTTGATATAGTTAAGAAACAAAAACCACTTCCCTATAAAAAGAATAAACCAAAGAATCCAAAAGTATTTCAAGAAAAAAAGAAATTGAAAAAATAAAATATATTAATAATATATAAAATGTCTATTGCTGAATTACTTGATTATGGATTGAAAGAAGTGCCACAACAGTCGGAAATTCGAACTGAAACAGTTGAAACTAATAATGCTACAACAGATACTTCTAAAGTGTTTAAATTCACGATTAGAAATGTAGGGTTTCTCGAAGGAACTTCAATGCTTACTTTTAAATTAAAAAATCTTTCTGGTGGAAACGATGGAAAGTTCCGAGTTAATCTTTGGTCTGGAGCACTCGGATGTATTAAGAATGCTCACTTACGAATCGGAGATTATGAAGTTCAGAATGCTCAAGATGTAGACAGAATTGCCGCTATGTTGAATCTCAATAAGTCGGTATTACAGCGAAGAAATGTTTTAGGACATTATCTCGGTAATTCATTAGAACTCAAGGTTCTTGAGTCTGCTAATGTTAATCGAGGTTCTGGAACTGCTGCGACTGGTCGTGGTCAAATTGTTCTTGTTGAAAATGATTCTGGAGTTAATTTTGGACACGTCGCTGATGGAACAAATGCTAAAGTTAATAGTTTATCTATTATTGCTAATTCTGATGTTAATGAAAAATATGGTATTCCTCTCAGTATGATTTTCCCTTGCTTAAAAGGCAGAAGTCTTCCACTCTTCTTATTCACTGACTACAATATCCAGTTAGAATTTGAAATGAACTTTAGTGATAAATATGCCTACAGCCTTACTAATGTCCCACAAACAGTTGCTGGTATTGCTGTTCCATACAAACCATCCGCTGCTGCTGATACTGGTTCGCCATACGCAGCGTCTACTACAGATGTCGGATTCTCTGAAGTTCAACTCGTTGTGGACTATATGCTTCCACCTTCTTCGGTAATCAACAATTTCTTAGAACAAACTACTAAACAGGGCGGATACAGATTTGAATTCCCAGAGATTGCTGTAGTTAAGAAAAAACTCACAGCAGTAGGTCAAAGTAAAGAAGTCCAAGAAGTCGAACACAGATTAGGTCAGACTGGTAAGGAAGTTCATAATGTTGTTATGGCTAAACGATTTGTAGATTATAAAACTCGAGAAGGCTCAACTATTACACGTGCCGCCACCGCTGCTGGAACTGGGTCTGGTGTTATTACCAATATAAATTGTGAAAATATTAGTGTTGGTGCTTTAGCAGTTTCTGCTTCTATCTCGACTGTTGGAACTCCTAAATATGTGATTTCTGTAGATGTTGCTGGACGTTCCCTTGTTCTAAGCGGAAATTGTGAAGCAACAGCAACTGAAAATATGACTTTTACTAATCCAAACTCTATGGGTCAAGCAAGAAAAATCTTACAGCATCAAGCAATTCACGGTGTCGATGAAGAAGAATATAATCTCGAAGTCAATGGTTTAGATTTATATCCGAACTTTGTTTACCAAAACGCAAGTCAGTATAATCAAATGTCCTTAGTTATGGGAGAAGACTTAGTTCTTCCGAGACCGATGTATTACAATGACCCTAATGCTGAACGACAAAGACTCGCACCTATGGAAGATGGTTTAATGGCTCAATACAAACCGTTGGGAGCAGACTTATCTAATGGTAATCCACAGATTGTTGGAGGCGGAACTACTATAATGAGTGGTTCACCTCTTATCTGGAAATACAAACGGAAACCACGAATGAATGGTTCTGGAAATGGAACTGATGCTGCTGCTAATGCTCTTGGAAAATCTCCAGACTACAGAGGTGAAATGGATGTTGATTACTACATTACCCACTCTCGAGTGGTAGTTGTTAAAAAACTTCCGAAGGGAACTTCAGTTATGGTCTCAAGTTAATTTATATTGTTTCTTATTCATTTTTAATTTTCTATTCATATTATATATGAGTGCCCCAACTAAATCTTATTATATAGATATTAACCGATTCTCAGCACAAGACAGTGAATCAAAACAAACTAATATATGGGATTATGCTTTAAATGATACCATTGTTGCTCCCAGTGGGTCGGAAGTTTCAGTTCATCAAGCCTTCATCAATCAGAAGGGGATTACTGGACAGAGTATAGAATTTGAAGAAGATATTACCGAAACCATTAACTATTATGGTTATATATCAGAACAAGAACAAATAGTTCCGATTCTACAAGACCCAATCGAAACTAAGCGAGGAGAGAGACACGATATGAATGACCAATTATGGGGGTATATGAATTTACTTAATAATGCCGCCAGTGGTGCTGTTGCTGGTCGAGGTAAGGGTAGATATGGTTTGTGGAATATTCTAAATACAATTACAGAAGGAACTTATCAACATTTAGATGCTACTAAATATGGAGGAAGTGGAACTCCACTCATTCTTTCCGACCCACCAGCACCAGACCAAACTACCGAGTTTCCAGTCAACGTTTGTATTACTCCACCTAATTCTCTTGTTGGAACATTAACACTTACCCCACAGTCTGGATTAAATAAATTTATCGCAACTCGAGAGTCGGCTGGGGATGTAATTTTGGTGGGTGGAAATCTAAGAGGTATTACTACGAATAGAGTTCACTTCGGCGAGAGTTTTCCAACCGCTCCTAATTTTACTAAAGTCTATGGTTCAGATTCTCATTTAGAAATTGCTACCTTAGATTCGGATATTACTTCACCGACTTTTGGACACGGAACATTTAGTCAAGGATGGACTGCTGATGCTTCAAATCCAATCACAGAATATACAGTTCCAATCTATAATGCTTGGGGTGATGGAAGTGGACAACCGATTGCTGGTGTTGTTCCGAATGAGGGTAAGGGAACAGCAAGTGAAATTGATACTAAATTTCAAAAAGGCAGAATAGATACCGAGCAACCTGGCTATAAACTTATTAATGATTTTACTACTCGAGCACCGAAAGTCGGAGATAGAGTTTATGATAAAGTCGGAAATACTATTATTCCTATGGGATGTAAGATTCACAGTCTAAAACCAGATGGAACTGGATTCTTCTTACAAAATGAGGCTGGGACTCTAATAGATTTTGCTGCTGTTTCTGCTGTCGCTACAGTTGATACTCGAATAAAGACTAATGTTGAAATCTTTGTGAATGATGATGAAAATTACTATTGTTCGCCGAGAGCATTGTCGGCACAAATTACAGTTCCGAAAGGAATCTATGGTATTCAACAGTTAGTTTCTCTTATAAATAATCAATTGAATGGCACAGCAGTGCCAGATTCAAAAGTTCCACAAAAACCATATGAATCTGGACTGTTAACAGATGAATATGATGGAATGATTAATCAAGGAACTCAAGGATTCACAACAAAGATAAAACCTATTAAATACCGAGATGCCCCAGATTCGGTTCATCTAACCGAGATAAATCCTAAGCAAAATGCTGTATTTGGAAACACTATTCCAGACCACACATTCATTCCAGCCTATGAATATGCTGAGTCATATGAAGCAAGAAAAGCAATCAATATGAAAAATAGAACTAATTTTACAACAAAAATTGCTGGAACTGGATATATCGGATATATGATGGATAATGATATTACTGGGGTAATGTCTACGGATGGATTGACTTTGAAAACAATTCCGAAAGCATATTCAATTGCTGGATGGGCTGCGAATGATTTAACTACAGCGGCTCAAGCGGCTAATCAAGGTGGAACGGACGAACCAGCGACCGATATGAAAGCCAAAGCAGATTATCGAATCGGAAATACTACCAGTATTACTATAGGTGCTCCAGAAGCAAATATTCAATATGATACTGATACCTCTGCCTTCTCTCTAAATAATCTCCACGCAAGTTGGAGAATCCCCAGCACAGACATTCTTGGAAATGATATTGTAAATAAAGGCGAAGTCGGTGTCGGATTAAAACGATGTGCTACAATATGTGATGCTCAACCCTATATGAGTTATCAAAGTATTTGGGGTTCTGAGGGGAGAACTATTCTGACCGACGACAATTCTGCTACACAACTCAGAGCCCAAATAGACCCTGGAACTAATGTTTTAAAGAACATCCGATTTTTAGATGGTAATGGTGATGTTGGTTCAACGTCTTTTATGACTCTCGGTGCTAAATTAGAACCAGTTGATAATGCTGCTCACACCCAAAGTTCCCAGAAATTACCAGTCCCAGATAATGGTCAGTATGTAGAAATCATTGAAATTGTTCCAGCCGCAACTAAAGATAGTGAATCTGCTGGGTCAAAAGGTTATCCAGACCCAGATGACCCAATTGGATTTTACTCTGTTAGAGTCAAATTTCCAACCTCTTGGAATGATGATAAACAAGTATTTAAGGGAGGTTTTACAGATGACCAAATCGGATTTAAAATTACTGGTAATGAGTCTGCCTCTCCCATAGAACAGAAACAAATGATTACAAGTTTCCAAAGACCTAAAAGCAGAATTGGTGGAGTAATTGTTTATAATTTCGCCCAAGCAACAGCAATGAAGTTCTCAGATAGACCAAGTGTCTCTGGCGATGCCGAATATTCTCAACACGCAAGTTTCAGAGATTTCTTCAGTTCGAAAAGTCAAGCAGAGAAAATATGGAAAACAAAAACTCTGTGGGGAAAACTCGGATTTTCATATCAACAATTTAATGAAGATGAATATTTTGAACCAATTGTTCAATACTGCCAACCTAAGGACAAAAAGTTAAGAGGCATTACTTCCGACACAACCATAGATACTTCGGTAATTCCGACTGTTTCAAGTTTGGCAAATCCTTCCAATTATGATATAGAAGTTATCTATGGTAAAGGAACAATCAAAGCCCCCCAAGTTTATAATAATTTTGATTTTAATACACCAAGAACAGAACTACAGCGTATATATCCAGATGGTTCTCAGAGTAGTCAAATGCCAGCAACTGGTTCGAATCAAGATTCATATGCTGGGTCAATTCATACATTCACAGCAATGACTAATATTGTAGCAAAACCGACTCCGATATCAGCAGAAGAACTTCCGACTTTGAGTAAATTTGGATACTATTTGATTACTTCCGACTTAGTCCCAACATATAAAGATATTGTGAGTAAAGGCGACCCTCTCGGATTACTCGGAGTAGTTCCGAAAACATCACTGAGTTCTCAAGATTTCATTCCACTCGCAAACTCGGATATAGTTCAAGTTCTCAATCAGAATACACCTATCAATAATATCCGAGTTAAGATATTGAATCCAGATTTATCAAACCCACAACTCAATGAAAATAGTTCTGTAATTCTAAGAATTGATGTTCCGATTCAACCACCTACCCCAGTTCCAGAAGAAGATGCCAAGTCTCCAGCGAAGAGATGTCCAAAGACTGGGGAAAAAGTATGTAAGTGTCCACCAACTTCAATTGAAAAAATATCTAAAAAATAATATATTCTAATAATATAAAATGTCTAATATTCAAGGTCAAGTCTTACTCGCTGAAAATTCCGCTGGAAATGGTCTCAAACGATTAAAATTAGATTCTTCTGGAAGATTAGAATGTTCTGTTAATGAAATTGAAATTACAGCCTCAGCAATTACTGTTGCTGTTGACGGTTTAGAAACATTACAGACTTCAACCAATACTAAATTAGATACTTTGGAAGCAAGTCTTACATCAATGGAAGGAAAACAAGATACCCAAATTGGACATATGGATGGTGTTGAGGCAAGTCTCACAGCAATTACTGGATATGTTGATGGATTGGAAACACTTCAGACTTCAACTAATACTAAATTAGATACTCTTGAAACGACCCTAACAGCAATTGAAACTGACCAAGCAGCATTGGAAGTTCTTCATACAGCAACTAACTCGGCACTAAATGATGCCGAATCACATCTCGGAACTATTGATACTTCCACAGCATCTCTTGCTACTTGTGTGGGAAGTTCAAAAGTCAATGTAAATATTTCTTCTGGAAGTTCTGGACTTCCGAGTGGAGCATCTACCTCAGCAAATCAATCAACTCTTATTGGACACGTAGATAATGTTGAAGGCAAATTAGATACACTCGAAACAACTCTTACAGCAATCGAAACCGATGCCGCAGCATTAGAAGTATTACAGACTACTACTAATTCTAAATTAGATACATTGGAAACAACTCTTACAGCAATAGAAACAGACCAAGCAGCAATCGAAGTTCTTCTTACAGCAGCAAATGGAAAACACGCAGCAAATGAAACATTACTCGGAACTATTGATTCTGATACAGATGCTATTAAAACTTCTACAGCAGCGTGTGCTACAGACTTGGCGGCGATTGAAGTATTACTCACAGCAGCCAATACAGACCACGCAGCCAACGAAGCATTACTCACAACAATTGATTCTGATACAGATGCTATTAAAACCTCGACGGCTGCTTGTGCTACAGACTTGGCGGCGATTGAAGTATTACTCACAGCAGCCAATACAGACCACGCAGCGAATGAAGTCTTACTTACTAATGCTGAGGCTCATCTCGGAAATATAGAAACATCAGTTCAAGCATTGGATGATATTGCTCTCGCTGAAGATGCCGCACACAGTTCTGGCCAGAAAGGTGTGATGTTGTTAGGTGTTCGACAAAGTTCCCAAGCAGATTTTGCCGCCGATGGTGATTATACTCCACTATCAATTGATGATGATGGAAAACTCCGAGTGGCCGCATCAGCCGCATCTGGTGGTTCAACTGAAGCAAAACAAGATGATATTATTGGACACGTGAATGGAGTTGAAGGAAAATTAGATACTTTGGAAACAACTCTTACAGCAATCGAAACCGATGCCGCAGCAATTGAAGTATTACTTACTGGGATAGATAGTGATACAGATGCTATTAAAACTTCTACAGCAGCGTGTGCTACCGACTTAGCAGCGTTGGAAGTTCTTCAGACTTCAACTAATGGAAAATTAGATACACTTGAAACTACATTAACAGCAATTGAAACCGATGCCGCAGCAAACGAAGTATTACTTACAAATGCTAATGGGAAACTGGCAGATATTGAAACAGCAGTCCAACTCATAGATAATGGATATGGTGCTATGACTACTGAAACAATAATGAATGCGTCGGTTGCCGAGAGCAGTGGCGAAGGAGTTTCAAGTGTATTCACTAAAACAAGAGAAATTGAAAATATAGGTTTCGCAATTACAGCACCATCAAATGCGAGTTATTCAGCCTTTATAGAATATTCAGTTGATAATTCATTATTTTTCCAAGATACTAATTTAAATTTTTCGAATACATTAAGTTGTAAAGGAACAATTACATCTATTGGAAGAGGGTTTAGATATTATCGTGTAAGAATTATAAATAATCACAACGTAGCCCAAACATTCGTAGTTAAAATCTCATATTAAATTTTATTTCTAATATATTTTTATAAAATGCCACATATGTATAATCATACAGATGCTAATCGACAAATGACTGTTAAAACCACGAAAGGAATGAAAAGGAAATCACCAACGAAAGGAAAAAAAAATAAACCTAAAAATATAATTAAAAAAAAACCAATGAAACCAATGGGAAAAGCGAAAAAAACTATCTCATATTAATATATAATGAATTTGAAAGAATATTTGTTTACGCTCAAAGTTCAAGAACTCAAGGATATCTGTAAGAAATCCAGTATTAATGGAATTAGTAGATTAAAAAAGTCGGAACTTTGTGATATAATGGCTGATTGCGATTTAGTCGGTATTGAAGATGGTTTAGTTCTCGAAAAGTCGGAACTTCCAACAATACCAGAAGAGTCGGAAGTTGCTTGTTGCCACGGTTCTGATGACCCACTATGTGATGATTGTTCCGCACCAGAAGAGATTATATTACATCTTCCGATTAAACCAGATGCTCTCAAAGTATCCCAAGAGAAATGGTTAAATATGTTTAAAAAGGGAAAAAAAATCTTAGAGAATGGTAATGCCCACACCCACAAATAAAGCCTTATATGCGAAAGCAAGAGCAAAGTATTCTGGAATGAAACACTCTGCTTATAAATCAAGTTTAGTAGTCAAAGAATATAAAAAGAGAGGCGGAGGTTATAGCGGAGCAAAACCAAAGAAAACTGGATTAAAAAGATGGCACAAAGAAGATTGGAAAACTCAAGATGGAAAGAAAACCTACGAAGGAAAGAAAGGCAAAATCTTCCGACCAACTAAGAGGGTATCTGCCGATACTCCAACTACAATGTCGGAACTAACTCCAGCAAGAAAAAAAAAAGCAATCGCCGAAAAAAAAGCGAAGGGACGAGTAAAAAAATATTGAGTTATTATATAGAATGTCGAATATATATGATAATTTAGATGCTTTAGATAAACCAAATTTTGCTTCTTGGGAGAAAAGAAAACATCAAGGTGTTGAGTATTATGCTAATAAAGATACTGGTGCTGTCTCAAAAACAGACCCACGTGCGAAGCAAGGAAAAAAAGAAAAAATGGCTAAATTGAATTCTATGATTTCAAATGAAGTTTCAGCGAGAGCAATATCATCTCATATTTCTATGCCGAAAGAAAAAGTAATTCCAGACATATATATGCCGTTGAGAAGCCCAACATATGGAGAACAAGCAGAATTTGATTACGGAATTACAGACCACGAAGCCCAAGCCTATTTTTTTCCACCATCTGCTGGAGGTAAAGCAAAGGCTAAAGTTAAAACGTGGACAGCGAGAAAACCACTGGAGGAAAAGAAAAGAAAATTTGGGATGAAAGCACACGCCAATGTTGGAGCGAAAAAAGGACAAAATACTTATGATGAAAAAACATCTGGACTTAGTAAAGCACAACTCATCTCTGGAGAAAATCGAACAATTAGAGCAATGAGTGGACACGGTAAATTTGTTCTCAGACGGAATAAAATCAGAAAAGGTAAACGAATTGGTCAATATGATGAATTCTATTTTAATCCAAAAACTATGGTTAGTCATCCAACGATGCCAAAGTCTGCTGATTTTGGTTATGAAGTCGGAAGTTCCAAATATATGTAAATAAAATATTACAGATTAATATAATGCCACCAAAGAAGAAATTACCTTATGAACCTTGTTGGACAAGATTTGGGAAAGGCGGTCAGAAATATGTAGTATGTGCGACATCTAAAGGTCAAAAAGGAACTTATAAATCTAAGAAACCTAAGAAGGAAGAACCTAAACCTAAACCAGCACCTAAACCAGCACCACCTAAACCTAAACCTAAACCTAAACCAAAGAAAGAAAAGAAGAAGGTAAGATTTGCTCCAGAACCACCAAAGCCTAAACCAAAACCAAAACCAAAACCAGCACCACCGAAACCAAAACCTAAACCGAAACCGAAACCAGCACCACCACCTAAACCAAAACCAGCACCACCGAAACCTAAGCCAGAGCCAAAGAAGAAAGAAAAAGATTCAACTCATATTCATAAGGATTTGTATGTAGTTGTAGGTCATTGGACAGATAAGACTCTACGGAATGAAGAAGATAAATCTGAAGGAATTGGTTTCTACAGAAGAAAGAACTTATTATATACAGACCCACGAGGAGGTAATGCTGTGATAAAAATAGACCAAGAAGATGATAGTGATGGCGAGTTGGAAACACATCCAATTGTTCATTTCACTTATTTTGGTGTGAAGTTTTTTCCAATGCGTTATCCGAGTGGTCAAGAAAAAATGTTTGACCGAGTAGATTTAATTCCAGCAAAAGACTTTGACGGTGTGATAAGAAAAGACGGAGAAGCAAAAGTCGGAAGAAAGGAAAGTAAAGAAAAAGAAGAACCAAAAAAAACTGAACCAAAGAAAGTTCCGACTAAGTCAGTAGAACCAAAAGTTCCGACTGGAGAGAAAGTGGGAAAATTGATGGAAGTTATATTGAAAAAAGACCCAATCCGTTGGGCGTGTTATGGTGGCTCGGCAATCTACATTTATCTTAAGATTCTGGCCAAGCATACCAACGACTGTGTATTTGGATTTGGTTCTGCTGATGCTTCACTTGAGGCTGGAGCATTTCCTTCTGTTGCTTCGAAGTTTTTCTCAACCGCTGGTGGTGGAACTCGAGACTCTATGTTCGGAATGAATGTTAGAATGGCTAACAAGCCAGAAGTTCAAAAGAGATTACTTGAGCAATATCGGAAGTGTAAACGAAATGGTAAAATACTCTGTGTTCCATATTTCAAAACTACCCACGCAAATATGATTATATTCAATTTCCATACAGATACGATAGAATACTATGAACCACACGGAACTGGAACTAAACCATTTGAAAATTCAATTAAAAGAATTACTCAATATTTTAATAAGAATGGTGAGAAAATGACTTATTCATTATCAGCAGATACTTGCCCAAGTATAGGATTTCCAGCCCAAGTGAGGATGATGTATGGCCTTCAAAGATTAGAACACACGAGATTGATAGAAAGAGACCCAGCACAAAAAGCCGAGACTGGTGGGTTCTGTTGTATGTGGAGTTTTCTTCATATGGATTACAGATTGGCACATCCAAAACAACCTCCTAACGCAATGGCGAATGAATTAGTTCAGATGGCCAAAAAAGACCCAGATAATTTCTACAGACAATATATTCGAGGTTATACAGATAATCTCTTAAAAGAGATGTATGATGCTGTGGGTGAGGCAAATGTAAGAACTGTTATGGGTAGAACCGTTAGAAAAGCACAGATTAAAGCAGCATATAATAAATTAGACCCATTGATTGAGAAACTGTGGAAAGAGGCTGGAGGAAAATTCAAAAAATAATCTAATTTAATTATATATGGCAGAGAAAAAGAAAAAAGACAACAAACCATTATACAAACCTATGAAATCAACACGTGCTGGGAAGAAGGGAATGGTCTACGTGATGAAGAATGGTTCTAAGAGATTGATACACTTCGGTGATTCCTCAATGGGAGACCACAAGTCTGGAGCAAGTAAAGCCAGACAAAAATCTTATTTAGCAAGGTCTGGAGGTATTCGGAACAAGGCTGGAAAACTAACAGCCAATGATAAAAATTCAGCAAATTACTGGTCTCGTCGAGTCAATTGGTGAATGGTTCATTTTTCGTTTTATTTTATTTTTTAATTATATAGATGCCTAAAAAAGGAACTACTACTAAGTATAAACGGCGTGCTGGTGTTAACATCGGAACTTTAAAAAAGGAAGGTTTTGCTTTTGACCCACCCATTCCAGCAGACCAATTTGGAGGAGATGTTAAGGCATTGCGACAATTCAAAGTCGAATATAAACCAGATGGAACTGGAAGGGCTAAACAATGGAAAGGAATTCATAAAAACTTAGAAACTGGGAAGTTATATTTGGCTGATGGTGAAAGATACAGAGAACTTACAGATACAGAATATGAGTATATTACTAAGGAAATAGGTGAATCTAAACAACTTGGAGATGTTGAGAAAAGAATCGGAAAACCATTTAGAGAGAGAGCAAAGGAAGAAGAAGTAATTGAACCAGTTGAAGTTAAAGTAGAACCAGCGAAGAAACGAGGTAGACCTAAACAAACTCAACCAAAAAATTCAGTATCGGATTACGCAATAGCAGAGGCGATAGCGTATATGGAACTCACCAATATGATGCCAAACGAGGAGACAGAGGAACTTGAGGTTTCAGAAGTCAAGGTTAGAGGTATTATATTATATGAAGATGATGATGGTAGACTTTATGAACCAACAGACGAAACTCATTGGGTTGCGACTCGGTCAATGTTCCGATATTTTGCTAACGAAGAACCAAAAGAACTCTTACACATCAGAGACAAAGAGTTTTTTGATAATAGATTCTATGAAAGCGACCCAGATTCTGATGATGAAATCGGAAGTATAATTGATGCCGCATTAGAAGGAACTGAAAAGAAATCATTTACTGGGGGTGCTGCGGCTGCTGCTACGGTGGCAGAAGAAGAAGATTCGGATGCTGGAAGCACAGAAGAAGAAGACGACCAGAAGAGACCAATGACTATTGAAGATGTTGCGGAGGATGATAATATAATTAAAATGGGTAAGCAGATTGCTCTTAGATATATTCCTCAAATAGATGCGGAAGCCCCAAATGATAATCCAATCTTTACAGAATATCCAAATGGAAAACCAGTTATCGGAAATGAAGATGTTGGGGACTATTCTCCGACTGCTGCTGATGAAGATTGGGTATACAGACAAGAAGGAACTGAAGAAGAAAAAGCCTTATATTATACTAATAAAGAAGATGATATAATTTACAGAGAAGACGAAGAAACTGGTGAAGAAGATGAAATAGTTGGAATACGAGCAATGAGAGGACACAGAAGAGTTCTGATATTTAGTCCAGAACAAGTTGGATTAGATTACCCATTGTTATATGATTGGGAAGATAAGGAAAATTTAGGGAATGCCTATGAATATGAGATTCCAGAAGATGACTTAGGATTACTTATTTTTTCAAGATATGATGAAGAGTTTGATTACTTTAGAGATTCTAAGTTTCAAGCAATGGATGCCGTTAGAACTCGGAACAAATCAATAAAAGAATTAGAAGAAGACCTTAGATTTATGAATCAAGAACCTTATCGAGCATTCCACCTATCGGTATTAAAAGAAAAGATAGAGATGAGAGAACAAATCATTAATGAAATAGCGGAGGAGATTTTAGGAGGTGAAATTGAAGAATCTTTGAAAACAAAAATACTTGAAGATTTGAAGAGTAGTATATCTAAGAAAGAAACTACCGATATGGGTGGAGGAAAAGGAATCGTTCAGCAACCAAAGAAAATGAAGATTAAAAAGAAGAAGATGTCTGAAGCACAACTGGCAGCACTCGCAGCAGCACGAGAACGAAGACTTGCTAAGATTGCCGCAGATAAAGCAGCAAATAAAAAATAGTTTATTATAATAATCAATATGTAAATTTAATCGGAACTCCTCCCATCTCCCAAATTACTTTTTTTTTTAATTTTCATTCTGACTTATTATCAGACTTCCACTCATCTACCGCTCTAAGCCAAGTTGTTTCTCTACCACAACTAAACCAATTCTCTTCCAGTTCATCGAATGAAGCATCCCAGCAATCTGCGAGACATTCATACAAACCAATATGGTCGTGCTCTGAAGTTTCGAACTCATTCATAAACTTCATAGCATCATCTTTAGCATTATTCGCAAAGTATCTATTGAACTCTTTCCAAAACCATTCTTGATGCTCATTGCTCAAATACTGAAAACATCCGACTTGTTCTTTCAAAGCCTCATCTGTGCCTTCTTCCAAGACAGTCATCACATAATTACAATTCACCCATACTCGAACTTCGTGGTCGTGGAAAAGTCCACCTCTAATATCATCGTTGTTAAGAATCTCTGGCATTTTATAATAATAGAAAATAAGTTTATTTTTAAATCAATTTTGTTTTGTAAATGCTGAATACACTATATTTCGTTTCTATCAATCTACGTCTTGACCATCCGTGTGAGGATATGATTTTTTGTAGCCGTTTCCATATCGACTTCGACATCCCTATTATATGTTTGGCCAGTTTTGTGTTGATTGATTCCTACCGACTTTGCGTGCTGCTTGATTCGTTCCATTCT